AAAAAGAAAAAATTTGAAGACATGTATGAAATAATCGACCAAGTAATCAAGAAGCGAAAAAATAAATGGAAGTTAAAAGCGATTACTTGGTTCGATTTTGAAGATATAGAGCAAATTATAAAGCTCCATATTTATAAAAAATGGCATCTATGGGATCAATCGCGAGCGATTGAACCTTGGGTGAATCGTATAGTAACAAATCAAATTAGAAACATAATTAGAAATAATTATACGAGTTTCGCTCGTCCATGTTTATCTTGCCCATTTAATCAGAATAAAGAAGGTGATACTGGTGCGGAAATGTCTTGTGGATTTACAACTAGTGGAAAGCAGTGTAACCAATGTCCTTTATACGCCAAGTGGGAAAAAATAAAAAAATCAGCATACGATGTTAAAATAACAGTAAGCTTAGAAAATCATAAGAATTATTTTATGAACTTCGAATCTAGTGCGAGCTATGATTATAAAAATGCAGAAAATAAACTTCACGATTTGATGAAAAGTAATTTAAGTGATAAACACTTTTTTATTTATAAAATGTTTTTCATGGATAATTTAACAGACGATCAAGTTGCTAAAATATTACGATTTAAAACTAGTGAAAAAGGAAGAAAAGCTGGCTATAAACAAATCAAAAATTTAAAAAAAATGTTGTATATTAAAGCGCAGAATTTGCTAAAAGATAATGATATATTCTCTTCTTAATATGTTAACTGACGAAAATAAAGCATTTATTCTAAGAAAAATAAACGAAGGAACACAAGATTATGTTGTGTTGGCTAATCTTGTCTTTAATAGAGAAGATTTAACAGGTAGATCTAAAGAGGCTAAAGCGGTTAGAGATTTTTTAATTACAACTGGATTCACGAAGAAACAAGAAAAACCCAAGCCCACCCAAACGGTAGAAATACTATCAAAAGAAAACTGCGAATTCATTGATCAAAACATAAAAACAGGAATTACCCCTAGACAAGTAACAGAATTAATATTTCATGAGAAATTTGTTGGACTAGAAAACATAAATATATTTATTACTCCAGAATATAGAGCAGTTCAAAAATATATAAAAGAAAAATATCCTGATTTCCTTGTGGATAATGAGTCTGGAGTTGGAGATAAATACTCTGTTCCTCGTTCTATTAAAACAGTAATAAATAAAGTAAATAAATGGGCAGGGCAAAATATTTCAGAAGAAAAACTTTCATTGCAGCATAGAAAATGCATGGAAAAATTATTAACTTATCTATCAAGTCCTAGATTTGTTGGTAATTATGATTCTTACAACAGTTCTACAGACAAAGAGTTATTTGAAGCTGAGTTTGTTCGTTCAGTCTGGGATAAGCCTGATCTAACTGTTGATGAAATTAATTTGTATATTAATGTTTGCATGGATTATATCAATCTACGTCAAATTGATATCAAAAAGAATAAAATTAACGACATGTTTAATGAAACACAAGATCAAAAAGATTTTACAATGCGTTTAACTGAAGTATTAAAAACTATTTCAGAAGAGTATAATCAATGCGCTAGTCGTATTGATAAAAGCATTCAGAAACTAAACGGCGAACGTTCAAAAAGAGTTGAACAAACTCATCAGAAGAACGCTTCAATACTTAATCTTGTAGAACTATTTCAAGATGAACAAGAACGTAAAATGATGATTCAAATCGCAGATATGCAAAAACGAACAATCAAGGAAGAAGCTGATCGTTTGGAAAATATGTCTGCATGGAAAGCTAGAATTTTAGGAATTTCTAAAGAAGATGCTATATGATAAATCACGAAAGAAAATGGTTACTTTACGATGATCGTGATAAGAAGTTTTTTGAAAAAAACTTCATTAACGTATTTAATGATTCACAGTGGATGTGGTTCGATTATTTTTATAAAGAGATATACGATTGTGAATATTCTAAAACTAATTGTGTGTATGAAATGTCTGACTGTATAATTAATAAGGATGATGTAGTTGTTGATTTAGGGGCTAATGTTGGTTTCTTCACCAACTACGCTGCTCAAAAATGTAAAAAAGTTATATCAGTTGAAGGAGGAGATGCTTTTTTTAGTTGTTTGGTAAAAAATACCTATGAAAATATAAATATAGAATATTTAAATGCAAACGTTGTTGCTGAAAACTCTAAGATTAATAATACATGGGCTAATCCAACTAAAATAAATTTAACTATCTCTAATATTTTCGATTTATACAATTTAGACAAAATTAACTTTTTGAAAATTGATATAGAAGGTAGCGAGTATGATATATTTAAAAATATTGATAAAAATATTTTGTCTAGAATAGAAAAAATAGCTATCGAGACTCATGATCCAAATAGAAATGATGAATTAATAAGAAACATTAATAAAAACAATTTGTTTCGTTTTGATTGGTGTGTTGGAGGGAATACGCAAACAACGTTTTATTTTACCAATTAACATGACATGTAAAATCTGTAATGAATCTTTTATAAATGATAAATCTTTTCACGCTCATTTAAAAAAGCATAATCTATATCAAGCTGAATATTATTGTAAATACTATCCTAGACATTCTTTGTATTATAGGCAGCAAATACCATTTAAAAATAAGAAACAATATTTTGAGACAGAATTTATTGATTATAATGAATTTCTTAAGTGGGAAAAATCAGAGAATGAAGAAATGGTTAAGGTTAAGTGTTTAGATATTTTAAGAAGAAGAGTAGATGAAAAACATTATCATTTTGCGCCATTTCATAATGAGTTGATAACTTTGGATATGCCTAGTTTAAATATTTATAAGAAACATTTTAATTCTTACACTTCAGCTTGCAAGTTGTTAAACATAGAGCCTTTATACAATAAGAATTTACCAGAATCTTTTAAGAAAGTTGATGTTTCGCATTTGCCAATTCTTATAGATACAAGAGAACAAGATCCTTTGGAATTTCCTAAATCAAAGGTAGAAAAAATTTTTGTTGGAGACTATCTAATAGCGGATAAAAAATATTTTACGAATACATTTGTAGATAGAAAAAGTGAATCAGACTTTTTAGGAACGATGGCTTCAGGAATTGAGCGGTTCGAAAGAGAGTTGATTAAAGCCGTTGAGCTTGATTGTTATTTATTTGTTGTAGTAGAAAGCAATATAAATACAATTCTATTCAATCAAAAGAAATATAATAGAAAAACAAATTTAGAATACGTTTTTCATAATATGCGTAACTTATGCCATAAATATCCTAGACATATACAATTTATATTTACAGGCAGCAGAAATAAATCTTTAGATATTATACCTAGATTGTTGTATCATGGTAAGTCACTGTGGCAAGTAGATATTCAATACTTTTTAGACAATGAGTTGGGAAACAGGCAACCAAGTACCAAGGAAATCGCAGCTCATTTCCAATGAGGAATTAGCGAAGATTTCTGGTTATTTAGAAGAGCGAGAAGCGAAGTTGTTGTTTTATCAATTTCTTCGCAATAATACGACTTTTGCTACCGATCTAATAACTGGTGTCAAATTATTTCCTTTTCAACATATGGCTATTAAAGGCATGTTGGAAAGCGATTATTTTTTAGGAGTATGGTCGCGTGGTATGAGTAAGTCTTATACCACTGGCATATATGCAATACTTGATGCAATTTTAAATCAGGGCGTTGAGACAGGTATTTTATCCCGCTCGTTTCGTCAGTCAAAAATGATCTTTAAAAAGATAGAAGATATTGCTGCCAAGCCTGAAGCTTATCTTTTAAAACAATGTATCACAAAAATATCCAAGTCTAATGACGAATGGGTAATGGAGATTGGTAAAAGTCGCATTCGTGCGTTGCCATTAGGTGATGGTGAAAAACTGCGTGGATTTCGTTTCCATCGTATTATTATTGACGAGTTTTTATTGATGCCTGAGCGTATTTATAATGAAGTTATCGTACCATTCTTGTCTGTTGTTCAAAATCCAACTCAACGAGAAGAGTTGTATAATTTAGAAACTCAATTAATTGCTAAAGGAGAGATGACGGAAAATGACAGATATATTTGGCCTAATAATAAACTGATTGCATTATCTTCTGCATCTTTCAAATTTGAATATTTATACAAATTATATGAGCAGTATGACACTTTGATATTTAACCCTAAAAACAATGAAAAGACAAAGCGTTGCGTCATGCAATTTTCTTATGATTGCGCTCCAGTTCAACTATACGATCAAAATCTAATTAATCAAGCTAAAGCTACAATGAGTGAGTCTCAATTCTTGCGAGAATTTGGCGCACAATTTAGTGATGATAGTTCTGGATATTTTAAAATTTCCAAGATGGCTTTGTGTACAGTGCCAGATGGTGAATTACCTGCTGTTGAAGTTGTTGGAAATCCAGAAGATGAATATATATTAGCTGTTGACCCTTCTTGGTCAGAGACGGAATCGTCAGACGATTTTGCAATTCAAGTATTGAAAATAAATAGAGAAAAACAAATCAATACATTAGTGCATTCTTATGCGCTGTCAGGTTCTTCATTAAAAGATCATATCAAATATTTCTTATATCTACTACAAAACTTTAACATAGTAGGAATTTGTATGGACTATAACGGTGGCGTTCAGTTTATGAATTCTTGTAATGAAAGCGAGTTGTTTAAAGATGCTAAAATAAATCTTAAACCAATAACAACAGAATTTGAACGTCCTGAAGAATATACTCAGAATCTTTATTCTGCAAAATCTGAATATAATAAGTCCGATTTTAAATATGTATTTTTAAGAAAACCTACTTCTGGCTGGATACGTTTAGCTAACGAAATGTTGCAAGCGAATTTTGATCATCGTCGCACATATTTTGCAAGCAGAGCCATTGATGATAACTTTAGAAATCAAACTAAAAAACACATTGGTATTACTGATCTTAAATTCTCAAACGCTTTAGATAGTGAAAAAGAAAATGAAGAAGCCAAGATGATTGATTTCGTAGAACATTTATCAGATATGATTATGCTCACAAAAACAGAATGCGCTCTTATACAAATAACAACTTCTGCACAAGGTATGCAGAATTTTGATCTTCCAGCTAATTTAAAACGCAAATCTGGACCAGATAAACCTAGAAAAGATAGCTATTCAGCATTAGTATTAGGAAATTGGCTTTGCAAAATATATTTCGATATGGGTAATACTCAAGTTGATGATGTTACAGAAACTTTTGAGCCTATGTTTATAGGTTAAAGTTAAAAAGTCACTTTCAAAGTTACAATGTGTAACTATTATTAACATGAGTCGCAAATATAATAAAAGATCAGATTATTGGAGTAAGTTTTCAAAGGCAGATGAAAACCAATCGGCACCTTTAGACGCCTTACTAAA